ATAATACTTCTTCCAATCAGATTCTGATTTTACTTTTCTCTTCTTACCTTTGGGAGTTCTAAACTTCCAGAAATATTTCCTACCGATGTATTCTCTCCCATTTTGTAGATTGATAATACGGTAGACGTAACCGAAGAAATCATTAATATCGTCAGTAGTGAAAGGTTTACCCTCATATAACCAGGGGTTTTCGTAATTTCCTCCCTCAACCATCTCATAATTTTCATATTCTCTTTATTTAGTAATCAAACTCATCTAATATATCTAGT